ATATCCTCCCCTAACCATAAAATAAACACGGACTGAACATCGTCAGTGCTGCCCCGAATGGGGCGGTGGTTCGCTTATGTCCCGTCGCAGCCGGTTATTTTGGCGTTACACGACCTCAACCCTTCGGCTTCCGTCGGGGCTTATGGTGGTAATCTGCACCATCGGGCGGTTATCCCTTGGTGGGCCATCATCCTTCGGCCCGATCACCCGCCCGGTCTCCGGGTATTCTCCACTCAGGGAGTACGGCTGAGAATAATCCTCGTATTCGTCGGGAGTCATACCCTCTTCATAGAGTGCCTTTATTTTCGCTAAGACCCCACTGTCCACCCGGTGAAACATCTGGTTTTCGTGTCTGCCCAACACCCCGTCAGGGTGCCGCAGCAGTACGATGGCAGATCCAAAAGCTCCGGCCTTTTCTCTTACCTGAACAACATAGCCGACGTACCGGTGCCAACCCCCAGCACCTTCCCCTCTCAGATTCCCGGCTTGCGGGCCAGTGATGACATACTCCCCTGGAATTGGATTCTCGAAGAATCCAACCATTTTCCCGTAATCTCTTGATTCAACGATTTCCTGAATGTGTTTGCTCACACAGTCCTCCATGGTCGTGTAACCAGGCGCTTCAAAGGGACGCCTTCGGCGTCCGTGGTTCTCGATAATTTCGGTGATATTCAAGGCCCGGTGCGGCGCCCCTGAGCTTGAAGCGTTATCTATCGAAAACAGGACCCTTGTTGTCCAATGATCTGATCCTCCGTGCAGCCTCGGCCATCACGATGTCGGCGTCTCGGTCGAGTTCGGCGGGGACTCGCATAGAAAATTCGCTACCAAAAGTCCCCGTGGTGACGACCTTGGCCAATTCGTCCAGCCTAGTCGCCAGTGTTTCGTTGGGCACATCTTCTGACCTTTTGTATCTCGTGCTCATTGATTGACCCTTTCAAAAAAGTAGATAACCATCCAATTCAGCGAACGGAATGGACGGCAGTGCTCCTCGTTAAAATCTCGTCGATCCTCGCCCGGCCCGTCGCCGTGCGCTGATCGGGGCGTTATCTCGTCCTCCGAATAACGGCGCCGATAGGGATGTGAATAAAATCCAGACCGATCGGGATACCGCTGTCTCGTCCGACGTTGGCGTAGTCGGTAGCCTCCAGCAATTGCCGGTAGTCGTCGGGCGCTATCTTCTCCCGGCAGAGGTCGAAATCTTTTTTATACCGGCCTTTTTCCACCGGTAAAACCTTGGGTATGCCCGTGGGCCACCAGTCGGGCAAAAGGGCGTTGGTTAAGTCCAGTTCGAATTGTGCTTTCATTATATCCTCCTCTTTGCCCCGCTTTACTTTTTTGGAAGCCCTTCGAGGGCATCCCAATCCTTCGCCTTGGGGTCGCTTGCAATCTGAGACATTCGCCGCGGTGTGACGTTCCACCGAGATGCAATCTCTTTCATCTGATACCCTTTTTTCTTAGCCTGTTTGGTGAACTCGTACATGGTTGCCGTCCCCGGTTTGTTGTTTTCCTGTCTCCTACATAATGGCAACATTTTTCCGTATGTCAATAAAAAAACGAAAGTCCTTTCTATTTGGTCTTTTTCTTTTCAACGTGCCTGGCGCAGGCGGTTGTTGCTTTGACAGTCGACCGGCCAAGGCCATCCCTGGGAACGTTTTTGCCGTAGCAGAAGCCTCCTACATTCCACCAACAAAAACGGCAATCGGGAGTCACGGCGTCATCCCTTCAGCCAAAATTCTTTTTATCTCGGCCAAATGAAGCAGACCATCGGCCTGTTGTTTATCGGTCATGGGTGGACCCTCCACCTGCAACAGTTTTGGCCGGTGAGGCAGGTTTTCCAAAAGGTCTGCTGGCGATGGCCATTTTTTGCAGGTTCGACACAGGTGAAGAAAAGCTACCCTGAGCCTCGGAGCGTCGATTTGCTGAATCGGGTTGCCAAGGGAAGGGGTCAGTACCTCCACCCATGTCTCAGCCGTCTTCTGGAGGGATTCCGCCGCCGGGGAAAAGCTCAATCTCAAGGACATCAGTTTCTCCAGCCCCTCCAATATTTCGTCCGCTATCCACATCTCGCAACCTCCTTCTCATTTCGCTGAGGACCATGGCACCCTTGGCTTGTTGTGATGGCTCCCGCACCTGGTGATTAAAATCATTTTGATCTTTTACCGGGAAAATCCCAGCCCATCCCTTCATGGTCGACTGATCCATAATCGCCGTTGCCTCCCGGGGGTCAGCCGTGAGTTTTTCGAGCGTTTTTATGGTGAGGGTTTTGGCTCCATTGGTCCACGCCTTTTTGCTCTTGGCCGTCCTCATATCATCAAACCGTTGCCACGCTTCTAAAGGAACCCACGATGGAAGCACGAAGGGCTGACCCTTGGTTTTAGGTTCTTTCTTTTCCTTCTTAACTTCTTTACCTTCTTCCTCCGTCAACGCCTCCGCAACGTCGGCGCAACGCCTCCGCAACGTCGGCGCAACGTTTGCCGCAACGCTACCTTGGTAGTCGTCGTAATTTAGTATTGTAATTAAGGTAGTTACGGGACTTTTAGCCGCAACGTTTGCCGCAACGTTTTTTGACCAATTTTCAAAAGTAATTTGCCGCAATTTTTCACATTTTTTTAGAAATCGCTTCACTTTGCCGTCAGACCATTGCCACCGGATAGCTAATTGTTTCATGCTCCGGCACAACTGACCTCTATGTAAAGGTATGACTTCACCCTTAACCAAGGCCATCCCGTTCTTCCAGTTTGCTACCATAAGAAGGTCAACCCACGCCTGCCCTGCAGTGAAGGGTTCGCTGAGCCACAAGTCATTCAACATTAGGCTTCGGTTGATCCTTATCCAGTCGGATTCGCGGTGATCCACATAGCCCTCCCGATGGGCGAAAGAGAAATAAATTATTACGAAAGGGCTTCCATGGCTGCGCGTTCTAACCATTTCACCAATACCGATACTTGTTCAGGATGGAGAATGATCGTTTCAGTTTCACATCTGGTGTCCTGCTGAATACACACATATCCGTTGTCCCCGACGTATACTTTTGCGTGTTCAAATTCGCAATCCATGCAACCTCCTGAATAAAAAAGACCCATGCTCCGAGACGGTGATGGCGTCTGCGAAACATGGGTCTTTTGTTGGGGTAATCCCCAAATACTTATATCACAAAGCTAACCCATCACGGAAGCCCTGCTGATTTTTTTGTTTCAATTGCCCGACGACACTATCAGTTTTTCATCGGCGGTGCAATATAATATTGCCGCTCCATGATCTCCCTGCGCTGCTCAGGGCTGATCTGGCTATCAAGCTGATTTCGTGAATACTCCATTTCCTGGTCGATGGCAGGGCCGGCAATGAGCGCCAGGATGGTCAGCAGAAAAAGCACCACCAGCAGTGCCGCAAGCGATTCAGCTTTCATTTCTTTTCTCCTGGGTAGCATGCGATGTGAACAAGCCGTGGAACACCGTCGACTTCCCTCCAACAGGCCGTCATTTTCGGTGTGATGATCGTTCTGCACTTCGGATCTCCACAGGGAACCTCTTCTCGTCTTTCCATCCGCTCCTCCCTATCGTTGGGTTGCTCTTCGCTCTTGCCGCCCCGTCCATTCGTTTTCCTGCGTTTCTGAACAGGGAAGGCAGAGCCCTGTCGTCTCCCCTTGGGCCTGGACAAAGCCTCCCTTGACGCCAATCATCTCCCGACAGCACATGCAGACCACTGGCAGGAAGAAGGGCAGATGCCCCCAGGTTAGACCTTCAACGGCAGAGACCACCTTCCCGGGGGACACCCCCAAAAGAACAGCCAGTGCGTTGAAGGACCACCGGCCCGAGGCATGAAGCTCACGCGCCCAAAGAACCTCCTTTTCCGTGAGCGCCCGGTTCAAAAATCACCGTCGATCTTCACAATATCAATGGTTTTCACTTTAAGCTTCCGGGCAATGGCTTCCCCGATCCGGGGATTGATATTGGTACTCTTCCCGGCCATGAGCTGCGTCACCCTCCGGCTGCTTTCCCACCCTGCAGCCTTGGCAATTTCCGCCGTCGTCAGTCCGCTTTTTTCAATTGCGGCCCTCAATCGTGCTGCGTCGATTTTCATTTTTATTTCTCCCCTGGTTGGCAGTTTGTTTTCAAACAAATACCACACAAAAAAACGCACAGCAAGGAAATAATTACCTTGACGAAAAGAAATCTTTTCGGTATTGTCAGGCATCGTCTGCACAAACTTTTACGGAAAGGATTACGCTATGGCTAAAAGAAAGATCGTTCTTGAACTGGAAGGGACAGAGGATTTTGAACTGGAGGTCGACTATTCGGCCGTCAACGCTCCGGCTCAACTCTCCGGCCCTCCCGAGTTCTGCCACCCCGACGAGTCCGAATGCGAGATCGTTCTTCCTTTGGACCTCAAGGCGCAACTCACAGCCTACGCCCTGGATATTCTTGTCCCCGGTTGGATCAAATCGATCAAAAAACAATGCAGCGATCTTGAGTTTGACGGTGAACCCTTTCGCTGGGAGAGGGAACGCAAGGAGGATTTTGATTTTATGGAGGATGACCGATGAACGGAAACGCCAGAGAGTTTTGCAACGACCACATTTTGAGGGGATGCCGTACCACCTGCCCTTTGTCCGAGGAGTGCAAGGTGCGGAAGGGTGACAGCCTCGAAGTTTTTGCAAAGAGGGTCAACACCAAGGCCGACGCGCTGGTCAAGGAGGGCAAATGAAAGAGTACCGTCCCGGCATCTACACGAACATTCCTTTCGAGGAATACAACGCGCTCCCCTATCTGCGGAACAGCTATCTCAAGAAGCTCGGCAGTTCCTGCCCCGCCGCCGCCCAAATCGACAACGGCGACTCTCCGGCCATGGCCATAGGTCGGGCCTCCCACGCCTTTATTCTGGAAGGCGAAACGGAGTTCAATAAATCCTTCCTGGTTCTGCCGGCGGACATGCCCAAGAAACCGACCGCCGCCCAGGTCAACGCCAAGAAGCCGTCCCCTGAGTCGATCTACGCGGTGGAAATGTGGAATCGCTTCGCCATGCTGGCAGGGAACAAAGAGATCATTTCCGCCGACGACTTCGCCGTCATCAAAGGAATGAAGGAGTCGATTCGCAGCCACGACTTTGCCAGAACCCTGCTCAAGGAAGGCGTCTCGGAACAGACGGCCATTTTTGAGCTGGTTGTAGCCGGCCAGCCGGTGCTCTGCAAGGTTCGCCCGGACCGGACCCCTTCGACGAAGATGGCCGTTCTCCTCGACCTGAAGACCTGCGCCGACGCCTCTTATCGCGGGTTTCTCAATGCCTGCTACAAGTTCGGATACTTCCACCAGGCGGCAATGTACATCGACGGCTACAACTCTGCTCGGGAGGTCATGATTGCCGACCACGGGTGGAATCCGGTCGACAACCCGCCGATGGATTCGTTCGCGTTTATCGCTGTGGAGAAAACGCCGCCGTACTGCGTTGCCGTCTACACCCTCATGGGGGATAATTCCCTCCTGATCGAAGGCCGGTCTCAACTGCTGCAGAACGTGGCCACCGAACTGAATTGCCGCCGCATGGGGTATTATCCCGCCTACCAAGACGCCGGAGCGCAAGAGCTCCTTCCTTATTCCGAACGTTAAATTTCAGGAGGAAATGTAGATGAATATTATTGAGTACAATGTCACCGCCGCCGCCCTCGCCGCCCTGCAGGCCAAGCTCAAGGATGCCCGGTACGATGTGACTACCGTCACGGGAATGAACCTGGCCAAACTGGACCGCCGGGAACTCGTCACCCTGCGCGTCGATCTGGAGGCCAAGCGGAAGGAGCTCAAAGCTCCGGCCCTGGAGAGAGCCAAGTTGATCGACACGGAAGCCAAGCGGATTGAAACCGAGATCCGCCTGCTCGAAGAGCCGATTGACCGGCAGATCAAGGAAGAAGAGGCGAGGAAGGAAGAGGAAAAACAGCGCAAGATTGCCGCGGAACAGCTTCGCGTTCAGAAAATCATGGGGTCCATAGAAAAGATCAAGGGTATCCCCGAGCGCATGACCGGCCTGCCTTCGGCTAAAATTCAGGAGAGCGTCGACTTTCTGGCCCATCACATTCTCGACCCGGACACTTACGGGGAGTGGCTGCTTTTGGCACAGGAGGCCCTTGATTCGGCCCTGGTTGCCGTCAAAGAGATCCATGCAGCAAGGGTGCAGGAAGAAGAGCTTGTGCTTGCTGAGGAGGCCGCACGGCTTGCCAGACTCGAAGAGGAGCGCATTGCCCGGGAAATCGAACAGAAGCGCATGGACGAGGAGGCCGAAAAGTTGCGGCTCGAGCGGGAGGAGTTCGAAAAGAGGAAGCAGCAACAGGAAGAAGAATGGCGCCAGCACAATGAGAAGCTGCGCATTCAGCAGGAGGAGCAGGAGAAAGCCGCCCGGATTCTCCGGGAAGAAAAGGAGAAGCAGGAACGCGCCGCTCGGGAAGAGCAGGACCGCATCGACGCCGAGAAGCGCCGGCAGGAAGACCTTCGCTGGGCAGAAGAGCAGGAGCAGATTCGGTTTAGGAACGCTGAGAACGAAAAACTCCGGCTGGCCGCAGAGAAGGAGAAGAAGAAGGTCGAGCGGGAAAAGAAGATCCTCGCCGCCAAGTGCAAGGATTCCGGGACCGCGTTCAAGAAGATCATTGGTCTCGTCACGGAGTACAATGCGACCGGCCATGATGCGGAGGATATCATGCAGCAGATCCTGATCATCGCCGAAGCCAACGCCTAAATTACCAGGGAGATTATCATGACCGACAGACCACGACACGAACTGGCCATCATTTCGGCAAAATCCATGTTCCTGAAAATCGAAAACGGCGACGAAGCCAGATGGAACAGAGAACTTGTTTTCGCCATGCAGGTGGTGCGCGGCAGCGAGGCCCTGCAGAAATGCACCCAGGAATCGATTCAGAATGCGATCATCAACCTGGCAACCATTGGCATCAGCCTGAACCCGGCGCTGGCCCTGGCCTATCTCGTACCCAGGGGGGGAAAGTGTGTGCTGGATATCTCCTACCGCGGCATGGTCATGGTGGCGACAGACTCGGGATCGGTCCTGGATATCGACGCTTCGGTGGTTTACGAAAATGACGTTTTCGACTACGAAATGGGGCTGAGTCCCAAGCTCGTTCACCGGCCCGTCATGAGCGGAAACAAGGGAGAAGCCGTCTTTGTCTACGCGGTAGCCATCCTCCACAACGGCATGAAGAAATTCATCGTCCTTGACCGGGAAGAGGTGATGAAGGTCAAGGCGGTGAGCAAGGCCAAATCGGGACCTTGGGTTGAATGGGAATCTGAGATGTGGAGAAAAACTGCCGTGAAGAAACTCTTCAAGCTCCTTCCGAAAACGGAGCGCATGGCGGAAGCGATTCACATGCTCAACGAGCACGAAGGGATCGACAGGACTCCCCCGACGACGCTGATGGACCGTTTCGGATTCACCCCAGAACCGCGGGAGGTTAAGGAAATCGAGCCTTGCGAATTCTGCCACCGCACCGAGGGGCACGACGATGCCTGTCCCAACAATGAACCGGAATAGTGTTGACTTGACCGCAAAGAACATCAGCGATAGGTCCGAAAAGATTCTCTTAACCAAGGTTTCCAATGGAACAGTCAACCCTATGAGACATATTACAAACCCATATTCAAGAACAGTCTCCGGGAAGAGGGTGGATCTTGGAGACGTTTTCTTTAGAAGCAAAACAGAAGCGAACTTCGCTAGATACCTGAACCTTATCGGGGAGGAATGGGATTACGAACCCCGAGATTTTTACTTTGAGGGCATTCGCAGAGGAACCGTTTCATATACCCCTGACTTTTTCAACAAAACCACGGGGAGATGGATAGAGGTCAAGGGATGGTTCGACAGTAAGAGTATCACGAAGTTAAAGCGGTTCAAAAAATATTATCCAGATGAATATGCAAAACTTTCACTGATAACACAATCACGGAAAACGGAAAGGATAGCTATTGAACTTGGTATTCCCTATGAGAGGTATGAAGACATAGCCAAGGGTTCTTCTAAAATTATAAAGGAGTGGGAATGACCAAAGACGAGGAGATCAAGGATTTGACGTGGAGGCTGAAACGAATGGTCAGCACGGCGGCAAGCTACCAGTTCAAATACTGCGAGGCCAAAAAGGAAATCAGCATTCTTCGGGCGAGAAAGAATTTTTACAAGAAGCTGTGCAGGGAAATGGGGGATTGAAAAAGAAAGAGCCGGGGCTGAGTGCCCCGGCTTTTTTATTTCCACGTCTTGCGCCATGCCCCGACATCGAAGACCGGACAGGCTTTGTCTCCCCCGGGAAGGTCGCAGTGGCCGACCGTCTTGATCCCGGGGAACTTGACCTCGTAGGCGTCCACCAAAAATTGCAGGGACGCCATTTGTTCCGGGGTCGCGTTGAACTGAGGGTGGCCGTTGGTTCCCTTTCCTCCGGCGTAGCAAATCCCGATAGACTCGGCATTGAACCCGGAGACGTGGGCTCCAACCTCGTCGCTTACGTCGCCGTCGCCGTCGAGATCCCTTCCGGCTTGGATGGTGCCGTCCCGCTTGACGAAATGAGCGTATCCAATATCCGTCCATCCTTTGGCCTTGTGCCAGCCTCTCACCGTTTCCACGTCAATATTCATGTGGGAATAGGTGTCGGCGCAATGAATTACCAGCAGAGACTTTTTCATTTCGCCCCCGCCTGGGCAACCTTCATGGAACTGATCACGTCGACGCCTTTGCCGATCTGGCGCAGACCTGCATAGGAGAACGAGAGGGTGAGCAGTGCGGCCAGGATGTACACGTCAACAACAGGCGCCGTGAACACGTAAACGAAGGCGGCAAAGAGACTGCACCACGCCTGGCCTGGTCTTGTCCAGCGAACGAACCGGTCCCCCGAGGTATCCCCTGCCCGGACGGTCGTCTGCGTCTCGGTGTGCTGTTTCTGTTTGTCCTCCAGGCCGAGGCGGGTCATCTCCTGCAAATGCTTCCGGACGTTCTCCTGCTCCTGGTAATAAAGCTCCTTGAGCTTGAGCATCGAGGCCGGGTCCGATTGCAGCATCGACAGCGCCGTTGCCGGGTCGTCGCTCCCCGTGGCTGAGGAGACCATTGACACTCCGGCCGCAATTGCTCCAGGGAGGTTCCCGGTAAGCAGGGAGCCGACGAGAGCCACACCGGAGCCTGCGTTTCCCTTGATCCATTCGCCTACTTTTCCCCAGGTCATTGTTTGTCCTTTCGTCGTTGATTATTGCCCTATACCACGCCGATTGCTCTGGCACTGGCTGACGGTTGGTTTGGTATCAAATTTCGTTCCATATACCCGCGTTGATCATTATAAGGTGGACCGTTTCCCCTGCAGTCAATGCACGGCTGACTCCTCCTTTGAGAATAAGGGCAGAGAGGTTATGAACTAGCGTCAAGTTTGTGTTGCTGCTTTTTAGGTAAAGGTCAAACCCACTAACCCCGCCGGTAAAGCCAGTGAAATTAGTAGGAGCTGAAAACGCAGCTAAGTACATTCTGGCATTCAATGTTATTGGATAATTTGTGGATAGATCTGGAATAACACGCACTCGACCCAAAATGCCGCTGGCTGTGTTTTGATCTTGCTTGATGTTGTCCACCTCAAAAATGTTAGTTATATCCGAAAAATCACCACTCAGATAAACCGTTGTATTGCCATTAATCGCCACCCTAGTATTATTAGTATCAACAATTAATGGAACTCCGAGGATATTGATGTTATCCGTAGATTTAAAAACATTCCTCAAAATGGACGTGCTAATTGTATTTTTAATATAAATACCTACGTTAGTAGGCTCATTAAGGCCAGTAAAATAATTATCTTGTACAGTAACCCCTTTAATTAAATCAGGGTCAGAACCATATCCTTGTAAATAAATAGAGTAGTTTTTATTTCGCTCAAACCTGTTGCCTTGTATGTTTAATTGGAAAAGTGAGATCCCAGAAACAGAAATACCGACATTGTTTTCATCTATTCGGCTTTCTTTGATATTGGCGTTTGAGATTTCCCCCATAACGATGGCAGTATCTAAAAAAGTAAGATTAACATTTGAAAAATTTGAAGAATAACCCTGTGAATTAATACCAATTCCTTTTTGCAGATTACCAATCATATTAATACGGTCAAACTTAACAACGTGATCATTTACCCCGGTAATAATGGCTGGTTTTGTTGCCGTGGCGGAGAAGCCTTTAACGTACAGGTCAGCGTAGTGCCCGGCCATTCCGCCCGCAATAGTCACAATCGCCCGAGCATCCTGCAAATTGAAATCAAACTGTAATTTTTCGACTAGTAAACTCTGGAAATTTGACGTCCCCATATCAATCGTGAATATATCAATCGGGCCGCTGGGGGTCAAAGTGCTTCGCATCCCTACCCCATGAATCCACAATCCCCTGCGATTAACACCCATTGTGATTGTTATGGGGCCTAAAATGTAGGATTTAGGGAAAAAAAGTCCTCCCCCTCCTTTTGCTACAAGGTAATCTGCGCAAGCTTGCACCGATGCAGTACTGTCTGTCCCAGCCTTTGCACCAAACGTGGCTACGTTGTAGTCACCGGAATCCTCGGTAAATAGCCACGCAGCACTCCCATCCCCGCCAGTCGGCACCAGCGTAGCCCCGCCATCATCCACATAGGTCCCCGGAGCCGCACCATCCACCCAATGCCTTACCGGACCCCCGCCACCATCCCCCGCAGCATAGTAGCCGAGCACCTGCACAGCCGACCGCCCCGGTGATCCAGTGAGCAGCCGCAGATCGGCGATGGTGTCGACGCGATGGACGATATTTGTCCCCTGAATCACCCCATCCGGATCATATTGAGGGAGAGCGTCAGCGACAGGGGTTTTGCTGATGGCGTATCCGGACAGGTCCGCGGCGACATCAAATGCCACCGGCACTCCGGCGAGGTCAAAACCCAGCGCTTTATTTGCCCTAGTCGTCGCGTCCGGGATAGTCGGGGAAGTCGTATCTCCCACGGGAAACTTCAGGGACCGCGATACTCGATCTTCATGGTCGGCCAGCTCGACATCGTTGCTGTCAATTTGAGTCTGAAGATCGGCGTCGACCGCTGCTCTTGTCCCCGGCTCAGCGTCCCACGTCTCGGCGTTGAGACCGACCGCTTCAAGAGCATCCCCCTCGGTGTTCCACCGAACCCCCATGCCGGATGAAGGGAGCGGCATCGTGACGCTGACCCCGGTGCCCGGGGGCGTAAGCCGAAGGTGAAGGTTCGCGTCCCGGTTTTGCTCCTGCTTGATTGCCATCCCGTAATCAAGGGCGTCCTCATACGTTTCCGGAAAGAAATCGCCCTGGTTGCGGAGGTCGATGCTCTGAATGGCGGGAGTGTTTCGTTCCACATAGAGCGTTTCGCCGGTCAGGAGCGCAGCCACCAGAGTGAGCGTTCCGCCCTGATAGCCGTTGGCGCCGGTCAGAGTGTAGTCGGTTCCTTCGGACAAAGGGACTTCGACCCCGGCCACAGTCTTGACCGCTGTGATATGGCCGTTGGCAAAAAAGCGCCAAGTCCAGGTGAAGGGTCCGGTGGTTTCCGCCCCGATAAACGTCTTGCTGCACTCTGCCGTCTGGAGCGTCATCGTCTTCCTCCTGTAAATGATTGCTGATTCTACACGAAGCTGCCTGTTTTCTTCAATTTTTTCTCGGCTTGCCGAAGAGCAGGGACAGTGCGTTGCCGCGGCCTTCCTTGATCTCGATAATGCCCTGGGCCGTGCGCTGAATCTGCAGAGCGGGGTAGTGAAAGAGAATCCCGCCGACAGCGTTAAGGCTCTTCACCAGTCCCCCGTCGAGTTCCCCCTGGGCAAGCTCTTTGGCCAGCTTGCTGGCGTCGCTGTAGAACCTTGCGCCTGCCGGTCCCTGATACCCCGCAAACCCGGCCAGAACGCTGCCGAACTCTCGAGCACCGATGAATCCGCCGAGGAGGTATCCAAGGCTCTCCCCGGCGAAGTCCTTGGCAATTTCTCCGAAGTCCTTGTCGTCATCGTCCCCGCCGATGGCGATATTGATTGCCGCCTTCAGCGCCATGGTCAGGACCACCGGCACGACGTAGAGCATCAGCATGTCGACAATGAACCTGCCAACTTCAAGGGGATTTTTGAAATCCGTCCTCGCTTTGCTCTCTGCCGCCAGGTTGTAAGTGGTCGAAAAGTAGGAGTAAAAGGTGGTGAACATTTTCTGGTACGCCCCGCCCTTCTGAATCCGAGCCAAATCCTTCATCTGTCCCGAGGCTTGAGAATCAATCACCGCCTGGTCGGCTTCGAGAACGGCGGACTTCTCGTCTCCATGTTCGGCCATGCTCTTTTCGTACTGCCCCAGCCAGGTCGGGATATCGACGACGCGCTGCATCTGCTGGATGAAGTAGAAATAAGACTCCTTGACCGCATGCGGGACCAATCCGACATCCAACTGATTCCTGATCTCGTTGATCTCACGGTTCTGTGTCAGGCCGCGGGTCCTCATGAAGGACGATTGTTCATAAATCCAATCCGCCGTCTTCCCCATCATCTCCGGGGTGCCGATGGCGCGACTGATTCCCTTGGCGACAGGCTTCCAGCCGATCCTTACGATGGATTGCGTCAGGCCCATGGGCTGCATCATGGCGGTCACCAGGTTGTAACCGAGGCTGGCCGTCGAAATGCCGATACGGGAGTAGTTCATGAACCGTTCGAAAGCGTTCTGCGCCGGGATATCCCCAATGGCAATGTCCCTGAGCCCTTCGGTCATGACCTTGTAGATCTCGATGCCGTAATGGTCGACAACGGCCTTCTGCATGGCGCTGGTCCCCATGATTCGGCTCACGTCATAAAGCACTTCGTGATGTGTCAGGTCGTGAATGACCTGGTTGACGTGGTTGAAGACGACATCAATGGACAGGTTCAGAGGGCGGTCGAGGGCTTCCAACCGCGCCTCTGTATGCCCGTGCCGCGTAGTGGCCCTTGAAAACGCCCCGCCCATGATCTGCTGAAGGATCTCCTGTTGCTGCTGTGCCCCGGCCTTCGGCGTTTCGACGGCATCGTAGGAAATGGGGAAATACCCCCCGGCTTTGATTCCGAACTTTGTCACCCAGGGCGTCGGCTCGACCCGCTGCGGAGCCACCCCGTTGACCCGCTTTTCCTTGGCCTCGATCTCGCTCCAGTAACTGCCGATGAAATTCCAAACGCTTTGGACAAACTGCACGTCCCGCTCGTCGAGGGTATCGATGATGGCCGCAACCTGCTCCGGGGTGAACATCGACCCCAGGCGCTGCCGGTTGCCGTCGTTGCCCATGTTGAGAGCCACCATCAGTCGCCCCCACTTCGACAGGCTATCTCCGAGGGCAGGGATGTGCTCCCGTTTGCTCATTTGGGCGCGTTCCCGGACGGAATAGACGGTGAAAATCTCCTGAAAGGCTTCCGCCGCCGCGGCCCTCATGGCCGCTTCCTTGTCGGCGGCTTCATTCAGGGGTCTCATGTAGAGGTTCCACATCACCCCGCCGTCCTGACCGCCGTCCATCTGCCGGGTCAGGGAAGAGAGTTTGCGGTGGCTGGCAAAATAATTGTCCATGCCGTTGCCGAACTCGTCCTGCGTCAATCGCTTTTCGATGTGCCGCTTTTTCTTTCCCTTGGAATGTTCGGCTATCGACTCGGCACCCATGTCTCCCAGGTCGGCGATGTCCTGCTTCTCTTGCTCTTTTTGAATCTTGCCGTCGACGCGGGAGAGGTGAACGATAATATCGACCGTCTCGGCCACGTCATGAAGTGACTGGACCGTCAACGTCTTGTAGTTGATCCGGCTGGCTTCCTCCAGGATTCCCGGAGCAATCGGGGGAGGGAAACCGTTGGCTTCCGTCTTGCGCTTCACCCATGCCTTGAGCGATTCCCGGGCGTCGAGTTCCTTGTAGGTGACCTTGGCGAACTCGTATTGGTCGAGAAGCCCGTTGACCTGTTCGAGATAATCCTGACCGGCCTTGCCGATCCGCGCCTGGCTCTTTCCTTCCCCGAGCTTCCTCATACGCTTGGCGATGGATTCGGCTTCCTCTCTGGCCCTGGTCGCTTCCCGATACAGGTAGTGATTGAGAAGCTGCCTGGTCTTGGCCTGAGCCGCCTCCTCGTACTTCCCTTGCCCGTTGAGTGCAAATGCCTCCTTGGCCGCTTTCTGTTCGCCCTGAGCGAATTTCCCGGGGAGGATCTCCTGCACTTTCATCTTGGAAATGAAGAGCACAGCGGCACTCTTGAAGCTGGCAATGGGAGGGACGAGATCCTTGGCAACATTTCTGGCGGCGATCTGCAGCTTTTTGTTGCTGCGGATTTCTTCCTTGAGGGCGTCGATCTCTTCTTTGCCTGCAGCCTTGGCTTCGGCAACTTTCAGTTTGGCTTCGGCATCCATCCACCGTCGCTCATACCTGCGCTGGGCTTTTTCATTCTGAAGATTTTCCTTGCCCTGCTTCTTCTCGGCGTCGGTGAACGGCTTGACCTCCCGCCGCTTCTTGTTGATGGCCTTGAGCTCTTCACGGAGAAGGGTCGCCTCGTAATCGTTGTGGACGGCAGAGAGGGCTTCCTGGGCAATCTTCATCGGGTCCATGTGCCCGTGCTGCTCCTCCATCCGCCTGTCGGTCTCCTCCTTGACCCATGCCTTCATCTTCGGCTCGGAGAGCAGTCTTTCCACCATCTCGTCGACGGAAGAAAACCCGAACTGCTCGGACGCCAGTTGCGGATCGATACCTCCCTCGTTGACGTAGACGTTCCCGAGTTTCTTCCGCAAAATCTTCATCTTTTTCGGGTCGATTTGTTCTTTGAGCAGGGTCCCGGAGAGCCGCGACTGCCCCCCCTCGTAGGGCGAACCGTCGAAGAGTTCCCCGTTGTAGATCAGGTGAAGCAGTTGGTAGACGGGATTGCCTTCTGCCTCCTTCTCGATTTGTTCCTGCATGGCGTCCCGGGCATCCTTCCACCACTGTTGCTGTTCCCGGAGGAAATCGCGCATCTTGGCCACGTCCAGCCGGCTTGCGGCGTCGGCCTGCGCATGCTCGGCAAGTTTTTGATAGGCGGCAAAGACGGTCGGCGTCATGCCGGCGTCCGCGGCGGTCGCGTAAAGAGGCTTTGCGTTCTGCTTTGCCTGGGCTATTTCTTCGTCGGTGGCCAGCAGCCGGTCGAAAACGTCCCGGACTTCCGGGGTCAGCTCGACATTGAGTTCCTTGAGCGTCCTGTAAACCGCCTTGAACCAGACGGAAATCCGAGCGAAGACGGCCCTGAGCTTTTCGGATGGCGCCTTGCCTTCCCAGTGGTATGCCTCATAGCCCCGGGCGATCTGCTCAAGTTGCTCGACGGACAACGAAGCGCGGTCCTTGGCCCCCACCCATTTCAGCAGGGTGGCGTAGTCGGCCTTGAGAGCATCAGGAGCCCCCTCGTCCTGGGCAAGGTCGCCTAAAATCTCCATGTAGTAATGCCCGAGCTCATGGATAAAGGTCGACGGGTTGGCGTCTTTGAGCAGGCCGATTTCGAATCCTTCCAGGGAACCGCCGAAGCGAATGTACCCGCGCTTGCCAGCGTTACCCTTCCCTTGGAAGTAGGAAAATCCGTCCGGCTTGGCGGCGGCGGCTTCGAAAAATGCTTTTATCTTCCTCGGATTCGCGTTGTCTATTTCCCCTTCATCCACAATCTTCCCGGTTTCGGGATTGACAAGGCTGATCGTTGCATCCTCTCCCTTCAGCGCATTTCCCAAAACGGTTATTTGTTTCTGTGAGGGAGACCCCATGGACGAAGCGACACCGGAGCGAATATCGATTCGCATTGCCCCGGTTGCCGCCATGAAATACGCCATGCTGTCGCTGCCGCTTAACCCATCCGGGAAAAACTCCTCAATGGAAAACTCGTCACTGTTTTCCCCCATGAGTTCCCGGTGGTCCACAGATCTTTGCCCTCGCAGAGAAGGGTGATCCTGAGAATAATGACGACCCGACAGGTCAAGCATGGTTCCGTTCGGTAGGACATATCCCGCCTCGTACGGGTTTGTGGTTTTTCCGAAAAACTTTATCGCCGCCGCTGCAAACTCCGCCCGTCGCTCCTCAGTTATTTCCTTGGCAGCGTCGACCCACGAAGGTCTGCCGCTTTGGTAAAGGGCCTTGGCTTCGTCGAAGGTCGTCAGGTCGAGGATCTCAGACACGTACCTTCCGCTTTTGCTTTCAGAAGTCGTGACTACTCCGTCGAAACCTGCCTCGATTATCGCCAGGCTCAACCTCTTGCCGGTCTTGTTGCCGAATTGAGAGGAGAGTTCTTTTTTCCAATTCTCTCCCTTCAGGACAATCGGGTTGCGAAAGGTAATTTCTCCTCCAATCATGCCGGCAGGGAGATCCTTCGCCGCCTTATCAACTTTGGTGACGTACCGCCCGGACGGTTCAAGACTGCGGTCGTGCGGAGAATCCTTTTTCGGCTTTCCAAAAATCTTTGTTGCAGACGCTGTGTTGTGAACGAAGTTGAATGTGACTTCTCTCCCGGTTTCAAATTCACCGGAAGTGTCAAAGGATATTTTGTCGAGAGGTTGAGACTGAAAAAGAGTCCTCGCATCCGTGCCGAACTGCTGCCGGATAAAGTCCTCAATGCTGTTGTCGATGCCCGTTACGACGCCTTCGGCAAAGGCATAAGCCTGGGACTCCAGCCCGTTGGTGCGGGTGATCTTGTCGAGTGCCCGATAGGCATCATTTCGATTTTCCTTGAGCCACTGAACGGCTTCCTTGCGCCGGAGAAAGATTCCGTCCGGGGTGACGAATCCGGTCCCGTTGGTCAGCCCTTCGGGAAGTGTTGCCTTCATCGTGGTGCTGGCATCGTAGTGGGTGGCGCCGATGCCTGAAACCTTGGTCACGCCATCGGTGACGGTCGCCGTGAGCAGCATCCCCTCTTCCTGGGTTTTCCTGACGGAGAAGGTTTCGTGCCCTTCGGCGGACCCTCCTTGGAAAAGAGTTCGATCCTTTTCTTTTTTCGGCAGGCGATACATCGTGTCGGAGATTGCAAAGTCTTTATTTTTGCCCTTGTTCTCGACAAAACCAAAACGCTTATTGAAGGAGACGACCCTGCTTTTTGTCCCCCCGAAATCGGAAGAGGGAGTCAACGTGATAACTTGACCTGTTGCGTCGGCATATTCCGTGAGGGCGATCATCACGACAGACCCGTTCCCCTGACCTTGTTGCTCTTTAGGAAACTGGATCCGGTTGATGGAAATTTGGCCTTTGTTCTCAAACACGGCCAAGTTCAAGTCCGGAAATTTTTGCTTTAAATCGGAAAGGACCTCGGATAATTCAACCGGGGTGGTTACCTTGACGGCAATCGATCCCCCCGGCTTGCCGACGCTCAAGCGATAGTCGACACGACCATCAGGAAATTCATCGTCAATCTCCAGAAGAGAAGGGTCGACCTGAATACTCACCGCGGTGTCTCCATAACCAGTGTCCGTCTCTCTTCGCGTCGTAACATAGACATCAGGCTCCGCGGTTGCTTTCAGTGTGCCGCTCTCCCTGATTTTTGCCGCCTTTTCTTTACTGGTATGGTGATAAACCGTAACCGTGCCGTCTGCATTTAGGGGGAGTCCTGTTTTGTCATCGACTCCGCCCTGGTCAAGCCGGGAAGGAATCTGTGCTCCATGCAGAGCAAAATAATCGTCCATCGTCACCGGGCGGGTCTCTTCCGGGTCGGCTTCGGCTTCCTTGTTCGTCACTCCGGCAATCCCGCCGACGATCTCGATGCTGTCGAAGAAGTCGACCGTCTTGACCACCCCGTCCTTGAGCGTAACGTCCCCACCTTCGACCTTGACGACGGTAAAATCATCCAGCTTGTCGTCGATCATGGCGGTGAACTCGTCGCCTTCCTGAAGGTCCCCCGCCGTCACGCCGGTCATGAACTTTGACTGAAGAACCTTGTTGCTTTCCGCCCAATCGCCAGCAATGACTTGCTGGTTCTCTGTCAACTGCTTCCCTTTGGCGATGTTTTTCAGCGTCGCCACGACATCCGCCGCGGGGTAGCCGGCATCTAGATACCACCTGTGGGCGAAAGTATTGGCTGAAATGGTCGCTTTTTTCTTGTGACCGTCGATGACAAGGGCCTCGGCGTTGGTCGCGTTGGTATCAATGTCCGCCGCGTCGATTGCCGCCATGTCCCGGAACTGCTGTTCCCGGGGGGAAACCTTGGCCGCGGGGTTTTCACGACGGGCATTCTCCGATTTAACCCATGACGTGCCTTCGGCAAAAACATTCGCGTAAGTTTTGCCAGCAAAGGGTCCGCTCGGAATCTGCGCGTCCCCACCGTTGGTGACCCTGACAGGGAAACGATTCAACAGGTCCTTATAGTCGTAGCCATGCTGCGCCGCCAGGGTCGACAGGGCGGTGGCTCGGACTTCGGCGTGATCCCGGGCTTCTTGCGGAGGGCGTCCCACTGCCAGCAACTGCTCGTAGGTGTCTTCGTGAATCCGCTGATAGGCTTCATACTGCCCCGGCTTCTCGGCGGCAATCTTTTCAAAGTCTGTAATCTGCTTCTGCAGTTCTCCCGCGTCTTCTCCCACGGCCAGCTTCGCCTTTTCTTCTTCGATGACTGCCGCCCGTTGGTCGGGAGTCTTCTGGCGAAACGCCTGGTTGACTTCCGTCTCTTCAACGGGAGCGGTGTCTTCCTGCGCCAGGTCGAGAATCTGGCTCTGCATGAGCTCCGTCTGAGAATCTAAGTCTTCGGCCTCCCGAGCGGAAAGGCTACCAAAATGAGTCTTAGCGTTCCGTGCAAGCTCTGCGTAGTAAGGAGCATCTGCAAGTTTAGCGAACTCCTCCAGAGGGATAGCGATATCGCCGCCGGTAGCGACAGCCTCATCATACCGAGATGGATCTGAGAGAATCTGAATTGCAGCTTCTTCCGGAGACATGCCTTGTGCCTGAAAGAGTTCATTGAAATGCTCCACCGGGATATAGATGTCTTGGACGGCGCCGTCTTTTTTGATCTCCTGAATCAATGCCTGGACCTTTTCCGGCATTCTTTTAAACGTCTTGGTCCCCCTGACGCTATCCCCTAACGCGAGAAGAAACCCTTCCTGATCTTTGGCGGTGGCTCTTTTGAGTTGAGCGTCATAGAGCGCACCGGACGCCCGGGAGACGCCGCCCATGGTGCCACCCTGGATAGGGCCTGCAAAAGCCGTCACGATGGCCGTGTCGACCAACTGCTGGACAACCTGCTCCATGGTCATGTCCGGGGTTACCGTGACCTTGGAAACACCCAGGTTATAAAGGGCGTTGACTTCCTCCCCGGCCAGGTCTCCGAGTAAGAATTTGACCGCCTTTTTGATGATCGGCCCCTTCCCCCCGTAGAGGGCATCCATCCCGAGCTTTTCGGTTAAACCCTCCATGGCCTTGTTGCTGCCGGAAAGAGCAATGGCCATGGGGATTGAGGTTCCGGAATCGACCATATCCTGGTAGCCGCCGCCAGCGAACAGGGCGAAGGCGCCGAGGGCGGCATTCTCCCCGGCCAGGCCGAACGGAGCGGCAAGGAGGGATGTGCCGATACTCCCGCCGACCATCTGGCCGTAGGACTCCGGGGATCCGGGTTTGTATTCCTTCTGCCGCATTTTCACATTGCGGTCCCAGTATGAAGCGCTGTATCTCAAAGCGTCGGCAACCTGTTTTCTCTGCCCGAGCGGATCGGCAAAGGGGCGCAGACTCCACTCGACGAAATCGCCCAGCCAGACCCCGGGTTCGGCCAGTCCGGCGGCTGCCATGTCGGGGGACGACTTGAGGGCATCCATAAATGCTTCGGATACGGACCGGACCCGGCCCTGATCATATTCGGTGTTGAAGCGCAAGGTCGACTTAGCCCCGGGAGCGTTCGGACCTGCCTTGGCCAGGGCTTCGAGATTCACCAGGGCTTCGATGTCGTCATGAGCGATGTTGGCGTTTTCCTGCTGGGAAATCCAATTGGCGGTCAGGGGGGCTTTGGTCGGAAGGTCAGTGACACCCTTCGAGGAAAGGAAGTTCTGCAGTTCGGCAAGCTGTTTCGTTTCGTCGTCCATCAGGGCCGCGGGAATCCCGGTGGTTTTCTGAAGCTTCTGCTTTTGCGCTTCCACATCGGGGTTTGTCTCGAAGGCCAGCGTCAGCCCGTTGGCGTAGGCGGAAGACTTCTCTTTGCCGGTAGCAAGTTCCGCCTGAAGGAGATTGTCGAGATCTTTCAATGCCATTTATTGCTCCGTCTGCAGAAGTGCGTTGCGAAGGACTTCGAGCTCTGCCGGAGCGAGGGTCTTCCCCTGATTGGACGGGAGCATTTCCCACCGCGCCTTGATGTAGTTGGCCTGGGTTTCCTTCGACCACTTCGACGGGTCGTTCCCTTTGGAATACTTGTCCGCCAGGTCGGTTCCCACCAGGTAAAACGGCTGGCCGTTGTCGAAGACCTTGGCCCATCCCTTATCCGTTCGCACGTTTTGGATGGCCTTGAGCGTTGCCGCCTTGAGACTCATTCCTTTTCCCGGGCCGCTGGCCTGTTGAGACGTGACCATGATCCGCTGCACTTCCCCCTGGAGAACGGCCAGCTTCGCCTTGTCTTCGGGTTTGGGCTTATCGATGTTCGGGACGAGATCCTTGTAGGCGTCGCTCTGCCCGAGGGTGTGAAGCAGATCCTTGAGGTCGGAATCGACGACTTTGGCGGTGTTGAGGTCGGTATTCACCCTGTCGACGAACTGCATGGCGTTGTCGGTGAACTCTCCGAGGTCCCCCACCTTCGTTCCGAGTTGTTCCGGGGTGAGAGTTCCGTAGCCGCCAGAGAGATATTCGTTTTGGAAGGAAAGCAGCTTGCCGAGTTGTTCAAGCTTTTGGGCATATTTCTTGTCGGCATCAATCCCGGATTTACCCTCATTGATTTTGAACTTCGACTCGGCCCAATTCTGCAGGCTCTCCCGGGTTCGGTTGTCGATGTTCGGCTCCAGGTTAATCGCCTTGATCGTTGCGTCGTAGGTGGCGCCTTCCTTGCGCCCGATGCCGAAGATCTTGTTCGAGGCACTTTCTTCTTTGAGCCGATTTGCCTGCTGATGCTCTGCGGCAATCTCTTCGACCCGGGCCAGAGCCACCGCCTTTTCGGCTTCTCCTCCCTTGCCGGCGGCGACCTCTTCACGCATGGCGGCGATATCGACAGAGACGTTGACATCGGTCGGTTTGTGCTTCTCCCAAATCGCGGCCGCAGTCTCTTTTCCCTCGACCCTGATCTTCAGCGTGGAGATCGTCTTGCCGATAGCCAGGGCCTCGGCAGGGTCGGTAATGGTGTCGCCGTGTTCCTCGTAATAAGCGATGGCGCCCTTGTCGTCGTCGGAGGAAACCTTGCTGATGATGATGTTGCTGTGGAGTTTGGACATTTTGGAGGAAAGGAGGTCTTTGGCATATTGGGATTCGGGGCTGAATCCTTCGATCATGGCCTGAACCTGAGTGGCTTCTTCGACCTTGGTCAAGGCGTTGGCGTAAAGTTCCGGGTCGGCCCCTGCCGTGGTGCCGAGTTTGATGGCGTTGGTTGTGGCCAGGTCGGTTGCCGCGTTGGCGTTGCCGATCTTGACGATTTGGCCCTGCTTCCATTCATGGTTGACCACGGCACTGGTGACCGAAGCCCGGTCCCGGTCGGCGTACTGAGTGAACAGGGCTTTTTGCCGGTCGTTTCCGAGGGTTCCCAGTTGATTGTCGAGATAGTTCCTGTGCCATTCTTCGGCCTTGGCATCGAGAGTCTTCCCGTCCGCCGGATTGACTGCGGCCTCACCGAGGGTGTGCAACAGGCCCGGTGTTTCACCCTGTTCGTCCTTGCTGCCGTAGAGGAACTTGACCTTGGCATCCTCATAATCGGCCTGAGCTTTCGACAGCCGGGAGGCGTCCTGTTCGGCGACTTCCCTGGTGGCAATCTGGCTGATGGTATTGGACGCCTGTTTGACCCCGGCGGCGAGGCCGGCGAACCGATCCGGACCGACGGACCCCCGCGGAATGGCGACGGCCTGTGTCTTGGTGGTCTGCTCCATCCGGGGAACGTTGACGGTGATGAATGCGGCGGCGATTCTCATGATGTCCCCTATTTCCAGAGTTCTGCTGTACGCCCTGCGCCGTAAACGCTTGAGGCGCCGCTGAGTGCTGTGCCCATTGTGTTCAATACGCCGGCCTGCTTTTCCTGTTTGCTCTTCAGGGTGTCAAGGCTGGACTGCGCCTGGTGCCCCCACGCCTGTCTCTGCGCGTTGTTCATGACCGTCAGGGCTTCCATCTCCCCGATCCCTGCTGTTTCGACCAGCAGACCCATGGGCGTTCCGTAATTGGTATCGACTCCCGACATTCCCCCGGCTTCGACCTGGGCGGCGATGATCTTCCGCGCCTTGGCCCGAGCGTCGCCGGCGGCATTGGCGCCGACGTTGGCCGCGTCCTTGGCCTTCATGTCTTCGACTTCGGCGTTGTAGTCGGCCATGTCCTGGGCGGATTCGCTCTGTTGATAGGCGGCGGTTGTCGAGACTGCCGCGGTAATGACGGCTGTTATAACTGCAACATATGCCATGGTCGTAATAAAAGCCGAGCCTTCCTTAACTTCCATGATTGCCCTCCAAAAGATTCTGCTGCTCGACCTGTTTGTATTCTTCCAGGGTGTTGATTGCCAGATATGCCTCGATCTTCTCGATGTCCTCGCCGAGTTCCTTGGGAATGGCGTGAACCGTAACCCAGGTGCATTCCTCAAGGATTCGCAGAAGCCGCTTTGTTCCCTTCTTGGTGATCAGGGCGCAGGGCGCGTGATATTCCGTTGATCCTTCGTCGGAGACGACAATGCAGGATCCTCTCATGATGAAAGCGAAATTTTCGTGAAGGTGAACGCGGGAGGCGATAATGGTGTCTTTGGGCATGGTCAGGGTGCGGGAGTAAAGACCTTCGGCAAAGCGGTGTTCGGGTTCGCAATGGACCTGTTCGCACTGAAGCATGAAGGCTTCGGTCTGCTCCATACCCTGCTTGAATGCGTCTTTCTTGGCCAAATTCATCGGCGCCTCCTTCCGGAATTTTATGAATATCGCATTGGACGGGCCGAAAGGTCTTGATTCCAGGAGTTCAAACCCCAACCATTCCAGCCACATTACAGCAATCGTATTCGATTTTGCAATCCAGTTTTCCAGAACGGGATAGAGTTCCTGCATCCGGGAAACCTGCTTTTTGCATCGTCGCAAAAAAAGCGGAGCGTGTTGTTCCAGGTGGTGCGTTCCCATCATCCACGGATATCCCCGAAGAGGCGTGAGTAAATGAGAGGGGGAAACGCCGAACATGCAGACCGGAACGCCGTCAATCAGTCCTGTCCAGGCTTCCGTTGCGTCTTTCAAGGAAAGGGTCATGGCTGTCTCAGGCTTCATGCCCAAGCATGCGAACTCGTCAACGTCGGCCTGCCTCATGTCCTTGACAATCAAGGCGATGTGGCAGACCTCCGCCGGGACGATGGTCGCTTTCATGACGGCATCGTGACGTTGGGGATGATGGCCAGAATCGTTGCCGCAAGCGGCTCCTGTTGCCGGATCAGAACCCTTCCGCCCTTGCTCCAGTCGCTGATGATGTTCACCGGCAAAATGCCCGTGGTGTGCTGGTAGAGAGCATCGAATTTGGAACTGATTTCCACCCTCGTCTCAAGCAGGTTCTCCGGTGTTGGCCCGACAAGCAGCCCCCTCGTATCCTGAACCATCAGGCTGACCGAGTTGACGTTTTTCGGCTTGCCCTGAAAGGTGGTCCCCGGGGTGTTGATTTCAAGCGTTTCGATGTCGGCGACAATCGGCAACCCGATATGCACGACAACCGCCGCATTTGGAATGGTGACGACGCCTGCGGTCACCACTGCCGAGGGTGCAACCTTGGCGTCGGCCAGGATGGAGACCGTCTTCCCCTCCAGGTGGCCAAGGTTGGTGAAAGTATCCCGAGCCAGGTCAAACCCGGTCCCGGTCTGACACTCTACCGGAACCGTCCGGTTGGCCAGGACATTGACCTGCGTCGGGGAAACATATTCGATGATGGTCAGGCGCAGTAAATCCCCTTCGTCGTCGGTCAGTACGACGGCATCCCCGACATCCGACACCCCGGTGAAAACCGCCGTATTGGTTTCGATGTTCAGGGTGTCTTGGTAGGTCCATCCTCCGGTGAGGGTTGACAGCATAAATCCGATCCCGGCGCCTGCGTTTCTGCCGTCATAGGTCAGGCCGGAGTCGACGATAAATTCATCTTCCGGTGTCGGGAAAATCCGAGTGTTGAGCTTTTCGACATATCTCACGTCGCTGCCGTTGATGTTGCGTCGGACCACGGCATACACGGCGTCTTCGGTCGGCTCCGTGACGCAGGAAATCGACTCGAAGAGCCCATCGGTGGTGTGCCGGTGCCAAGCAACGACTTCCTGCTCGACCAAGTAGGTCAGGCCGATCAGCACCCCGTCGTCCCGAACCATCCAGACGACGTGATTCGGGATCTTCTGAAAGCACCACTCGACGATGCTGTGCCCCTCGAAGAGATGATCGGCGGTAACCGTCAAATCCTTCCCCTCGTAGGTATCGGAAGAGAACTCGTAGCCGAGGGAACGAATCGCGCCCCCCTTGTCCTCGACGTAGAGCGCCTGCTTGTTGATTTTCAACGGTCGCACTGTGGCGGATCCGCCTTCCCCCTGGGGGTCGGTGATGGGAATGGGGTTGCCCTGTTCCTTGATGATCATCCACGGGCCTTCCGTGGTGAGGGCGATCAGGTTCTTGAGGTTGACGAAATGGAGAATGTGTCCGATTGTTCCGGCGTTGAGGGAGAAGTCGATGGCATCGTCATCGAGCATGGGAATGTTCTTGCCGAAGTCGAGAAACCCGGCGGTCTTCGACATCTGGACGGCCTGCGGTCTTCCCGGCGCTCCGCCAAAGATTTGACGCTGTTGGTAATATGTGCTGGTGGCGGGAAAGCCCCGCGTCCCTCCCCATTCCTCAAGGGACCACTTATAGGTCGGGCTGGCCACCAGGGTTCGCGTTACGACACCAGCGCCTCCCCATGTTCCCTCAGCTATGCAGCCGATCAGTTCGAAGGTGTCGCTGCTCTTGACGGAAATTGCCCAGGTCCCATTGGCCCCGGTAATCCCTGTGACTCCGGAAAGGGTGACGTTGCTGCCGTCCAGATAGCCGTGAGAGAGGACGGTCACCAGAACATTTTCGGCTGGGGCTGGAAACTCGCCTGTCACTTCCGGGGCGCCCGGTTCCATGTCGGTGATCGTGCGAGGGATAGAGGCATTGACGACGGACTCGGGAATGTAGTCCTGAACGGTAGCTGTCACTTCCGTGGGAGAAACGTAGGCGGTGATCAGAGCGATGCCGACTCCGTTGTGCAGGTACTGCCAGGCCACCCCGGGACTGCCGTCGTACCCGATGCCCTCCAGGTGGTCGGGCCGAACCGTTCCCGTGGTGCCGGCGGCAATAGCCTTGTAGTACCCGGAGTTCGTTTTGTAAATGGCATTGGCAAGAATGGCCTTGGCCACCTCCCACCGCGGCGTCAGGGCTTCCGGGTTCTGCTCGATCTGAATGTAGCGGTCCACCATGTCCGCCGTGAAAATGTTTTCCGGAGAGGTTAGCGTCACCACTCCGGTCATGTTGGTGGCGACAATGGTGTTGAGCGTGTTCAGGTTGAGATCCCCGAACGGACCGCCGACATTGCCGAAGACAGACAGGCGCCAATCAATGTGGCTGTAGCGCCCCAACTGGCGCTGTTTGTGGTTTGGATGGCAGAAGGTCATCACGTCGGCGCTTTGGGTGTAATCCAAACCCCGGAGGTCTGCCGCCGGCCATGGCGTGATGACTTCGGCGATGTCTTCGATTTCCAGCCAATAGGTGGGGTCGTCGGGGAAATAAAAACTGAGGTCGGTGTTCGTGTGGTCCAAAATGCACCGATAGATAGACCCGTTATCCTTTACAATGTCACCGACAACCCACGAAGAGGGCAAAGTCCACGTCGTCAGGGCATCCAGATCGTACCGGACAAGCCCCCCGCGGTAGTAAAAGCGCATGTAATATTCGCCCAACTCGATGACATATGCTTCGGTGGAGGAAACCTTGAAGTCGATCAGCCGCGCCATGGTGCCAACCAGTTTTGTCGAACCGACATAACGGAACCCCGAGCGGTTGGTGACGCCGCCGGTCTGTCGGACCATCCAATTCAGGCAGGTACGCAGGCCGATGAAGTACCTGGCCAGGTCGACCCTGCCGTACATAGCCGGGGTGACTTCGCCTGCCGCCATGCTGGTTTGTGGGATTTCGGGCATGGGAAGCTCCTAGTTGCGAACGGTGATGAATTCGGATTCAGGCGAATCTTCGCTGTGCTCTTCGTTCAGAGCCGTAGCATGGACCCTGTTTTTCTCCGTCTCGTACATCCCGAAGGCGTTGGAGGCAAACTTCACGTCTGTCGACAGGGGCAGGGCAATCTCCCCGGCCAAAGCCCAGGCAAACATCGAATCAAAGGCGGAGGTAAACCGGGACGGATTGGCGATATCGACGGTGTATTCGATGATTGCATTTTCAATGTCGGTGAGAATGGTCTTCTCGTCCGTGGCGTCGAGAGCCAGTTCGTAGGGATGACTGCGCTCCCGGGCAACCCGGCGGAGAATCGACGGATCGTATCCTCCCCCGATGTTGGGAAAGATGGCCCGGATATGCAGGCAGTCGTTGGGATAGACGTAGCGATACCGCCATTTCAAAGGCGTCGAACCTGACTGCGCCAGCAGAGAGAATTTCCGGGAGAAGGGAAAAGGCGTCTCCTCCAGGACTTTTCTCCTGGTCATTTCGAAGACCTGATTGCACACCATGGCCTCTTTGATCCGCTGATCCAGCCGGTCGATGGTGGCGGTTACCCCGACTCGCTGCAGGGCGACATTACAAATTGCCTCGTTGCTTCTGGCCATGGAACCCCCTATTGAATGTTGACGCCGCCGTTGGCGATGTATTGTCTGACCGCATAGGTGACCACCAGCCAGAGCCCCCGGCCTATCGCCCCAAGAGATCCAACAATGAGGGTTACGGCGACGAGCTTCTGTGTCCGGGTAATATTCGTGGCCACATTGGTTAAAACGCTGATGTCTTCGCCCTTGAAGGGGCAGATGTGCGGTTCGTTGGCAATTTTGGCGATGTTGTAAATGACCAATACATCCCGTTTCGTCAGAGCATTCTTCCTCTGTTCCGGTCCGGGTCTATTGGATGAAGGCAGGGAGTCCATAATCTCTTGGAGCCTGTCCATCTTGTCGGCGGTCCCTGTCATAATCTGCTCCGTCATGGGATGGAATGGCTCAAAACAAGGCAGAAGGCAGCTTCTGCCTTGGCTTCAATCATTCAAATAACGTCCTGGTTGCCGGTGCCGCCGGGGTTCTCTTCTCCCTTTGGGGGTTCCTCTTTGGCTTTATCGTCGGCCTCGAGAATTTCCGTCAGGGCGGCGTTGCCGAGGGTCGCCTTGAAGGAGATCCCGCGCTTCTTCAACTCGGCCATGAGCTCCTGCTTCGTCGGGTTTTTGTCCTCGTCCTTGACCTTCTCCTTGACCTCCCCTTTCGGGACAACCCTTCCGGCTTCGTCCAGGTCGACCTTCTGGAGGGAGCCGTTCATGAAGACGATCACGTTCCTGCGAATCTTTCCGGTTGCCATCTGTTCCTCCGTGAAGAGCGGGGAAGCTCCGTAATGGAGCCTCCCCTTCTCAGGTTATGCGGTTAGACCGCGTTGGGGTAGGCTTTCCAGCCCTGCGGAGGATCGAGGGTCAGGTAGGCGTTGACGGCACCGACAGTGGAGGTCTCCCCGGCGAGGGTAAAGGCCAGGCCGAGGTACTTTCCATAGGTCCCCTGGGGGAGAGGCTGGCAGTGCAACACGGTTCCGGCGACGGCCTGAGCTTCGGTAAAGGCCGCGGTCTGAACATGGGTCACACCCGAGGTGATGGTTTCCGTCGAATGGCTCATCAGCTTGAATGCCAGGGTCGCGGCCCCGCCGGCCGAATCGAGCCCGGTCGTCACGGCGATGACGAGGTAGACGCGCTGCATGGCCTGCCCGAGATTGAACCCCGTGGTGTCCAGGGGCATGACGTTGCCGAGAATGGCGGTCCCGGCGGTGGCGGCAACCGAGGTGGCGGAGGCGAAGGTGGACCGGAGATCCAGAATCGCGGTGATAAAGGCTTGAGCCTTCCGAACGAGATATTTCATGAGCCGTCTCCTTGAAAAGAATTGGGGAAAGAAGGGGGGAGAGCAACCTCCCCCCGTTCGGTTATGCCTCGAGGCCGGCTTCGGTGTTGATCAGGGCGTCACACCGACGAACCGGGATGCCGTCGAAGGCGACGACACGCTTGCCGGCCACATCCTCCATCGTCAGGGTCGACGCGGCGATCTTGTTGGCGATCTGCCGGCGGAGGAAGGAACGGACCGCACGGCTGCAGTAAATAGCCGGACGCCCCCCGGTGGAATGAATCATCTCCAGGCCCTGGGTGATCAGGTCGATGATGTCGGCGCCGGAGCCGGCATTTTTGGTCAGGGCGGAGGTCTTGATGTTGGCGATTCGCACGACGTGGCGCCAGTCGGGAACGGCCAGTCCGATGTCCCACCGGAAGTGGGTTCGGTAAGCCTCCATCAGGCCCCCGCCCATGCCGTCAGCCGCCGTGGTGTCCTGGACGGTGACCTGACCCTTGTCGTTGATCTGAAGGCCGGCTTTGGAGCCTTTGGGGAAAATCCCGTGAACCTGGAAATCTCCCCAGTTGACAATGTAGATCGAGGAGTGCAGGAGCTCGGCGGCGACGCCGGCCCCGGCGAGGGCATCGATGATGTTCCCGCCGTTGGCCGCGGAGAGATCATTGAAGCGGGGAGCCATGCCGGTGAAGGCTTCCGGCTGGGTAGCCTCGTTGGAATAGAAGAGGCTGGAGGCAATCTTCTTGTTGAACCCTTCGGTGATGCCCCGCGCCTGGGACATCTGGAAACGCGCCGAGTTGTTGTTCAGGTCGGCGACAGCCTTGTCGGTCTGGAGATAGTCTTCCAGCATGGCGCAGTTGTCGGAGATTGGGATACCCTGAACGCGGGAGGGCTGAACGAAACCATAGAGCTTGCGGAAGGTCGGCTCCGGCAGGCCGGGGATGATGACGCTCTTGTGCTTCGTGCCGTCGTTGCACTCCTGCATAACGAGGTCGTCGAGAATTTCGTTCTGCTCCGCTGCCAGCATGATGAAGTCGCCGACGCCCTTGGTGGCAGGGTCGGCCTGGTACATGGCCGCATAATCGAGCAGGGTGGCATTGGTGTCAGGCAGCGCCGTGGTGATGAACGCGCTGGAACGGGTGATGGTTGCCTGCCGGAACATGGCAGCAACCGAGGCGACGAACAGCAGGATGCAGAGATAAAGCTGTTTCATGGTGCTTCTCCTTCTTCGGTTAATAGGAAACTGCGTTGGGTGATGCGCCGATCAGCCCTGTTTCCGGCTGGGATGATTAAAGATGCCTGCGACAGTGCTTTCCACTCCAGTAGAGCTACCGGCCCCTGCGCCCGATCCGGGCATGTGCATCTTGTCGTCCGCCATGAAAGGCGCCAATCGGTAAAACATGCGGAGAACTTCCGGGTGATTGCCGATGCCATACTGATCGACCATCTCCTTCATCTCCGGGGTGGCAATGGTATTGAAGGCCCGGGCCGCGATGGAGTCTTTGCCCTTGGAAATGTCGGCGCCGATTTCCTTGTCGGTCTTTGCCGAGGTCAGCCAGCCCTCCTTGATGGTTTCGTATTCGGCCATCCGGGATTCCTGCTGTTTGACAAGCATTTTCGCCCCAAGGTCGGCGATGCGCTGCGCTTCCTTCATGGGCAGGTTGTTCTCTTTGGCAAAAGCAGAAACTTCCCCCATGATTTCGTCGTCAATGGTGGTGCCTTCGGGGATTTTGAAGTCGTACTTCTCGGGAACCCCCTTGGCCGCGGTCTCTTCGGCCCTGGTCGTGTCCTCAAGGGTACGCTCCTCGTCGGTCAGGGCAGCACGGCGGTCCTCTTCGGCCTTGGATTCGGTAATGGCCGTGCGCTTGGCTTCAATGTCCTCTTTGGAAAAGAGGGTCGCCAGATCGTCCCCGCCTTCGTCAGAATTACCGGCTCCCTCGTCTTCCGTCGTAATGAACGCGGCGCCGGAATGAATCTCATTTACTCTCAGAAATTTACGCTTCATCGGTTTCCCTTTCCTTGTTGGCTTCCTTTTCAATCCGCTCCCGGGTGGTCTGATTCATCTGCTCCGACTGCATGGCCAGATACTCCCGAGGGCATTCACTGACCAAATCCGCCAGGAGAAGAAGACCGATCCTGCGCCCTCCTTCTGCTTCCGGTGTGTAGCAGGCCAGATAGACCCCGGCAATTTCGAGTTGTCGCCAGACGAACCGGCGCCCCGCCGGAGTCGCCATGACTTCCAGCAGGTCAGATATTTCTATTTTGCGCTCCTTGGAGACCTTGGCCACGCTATCCTCCCTGCAGTCGGCTCAACATGGCCGTCAGGGCGTTATCCCCCCCGGTGGGGATCTCCGCCATGGTCTTTGCTGCCTGCGCCCCTTGAACCATGGCCGGCATACGCTCTGCCGACTCTTGAGCCTTGAGGGCTTCGGCCCGGGCGTTGCGGATTTCAATGACGCTTTCCGCCGAGCGGACAATCTTGGGATTGACGCCGGTCATGATGCCGTAGTCGTCGATGGCCTCGTCCATGTCGAATTTGTCGAGGGCTGTGGGACTGAACCCCGACAGGTTCCCGACGAATCCGGCGAACCGCTCCAGGGCGGAGACGCCAATCAGTTTCTGCGCCTGCGCCATGGTGGAGGTGTATTCGACCCGAAGCTTTGCCCCCTGGATTTCTTCCGGAGGAGGTGGGAAGAGCCCCCGGGCCAGCATCTTGTTGAACGTCACGTCGATCAGCGGGTCGAACGTATCATCGTTTTGCTGCTCGAGCATAGGACCAAGGACCAGAAGTTTTTCGCTGTGCCGCTCCTCGACTTCCCGCGCCGTCATCTGCGAATTCTCGCTGGTGGCCAGCATCAGCATCAGGTCGGCATAGAAGAGCGCCCGAATCCGGCTTTCGAGCTTTTCAATATCCTGCGCCAGGACGGTGACGGCCACCGGGTCAATGACGTGGGTCGGTCGCAGTCCCGGGTTGCCGGCGGACGCCATGCCCGGAATCCAGTTGAGCCCTCCGGGGAGCAGGTCGGCACCGCTGTTTCTCAGGGTCGAGTCGGCATTCATGCTCGGGTTCCAGATTTTGTCGATAACCTGGTACTTCCGCCGTTCCTCCAGGTTGACCCCCTTGACAACACCGAGCGCGTCCATGGCCGGGGATCGGCTTCCATAAACGTCTTCGCCGTTGACGTGCCAGCGGGAGGCGATAATGGGAAAGTCGTCATAGCCCATCTGCGACAGGGCGGATTTGGTGTCCCCTTCTTCGTAATAGATTGATCGATACCGCTTGTCCCGGCTGTGAGCGCTCTTCGGGTTCCAATCCGGATTGGGTTCGACGGCATGATTGGTCCCAAACCATGTCCCGTATTTCCCGGTGTCGTAAGCATTCTTGACCGCCGGGGAGAAGGTCGACCAGTCGGGCAGGCCGCTGGCCGTCTTCCTGCCGAACCGCTGGATCAGTTGCTGACAGGTCATCGAAAACTCACGGTGACAGGTGTCAACCAGCATCCTGTCGTTGCAATCCAAGCAATAGGAGCCAATCGAAAACGGATAGCAGCGAAACACGTCGTCTTCGTCATCAACAATCCCGAACGCCGCCGTTCCGTACCCGCCGATATCGCTGTAGGTCTTCGGCAGGACCGAGTAGATATTGGACCGCCCGAAATGCTCGAGCATCAGTTTGTTGACAACGGAGAGCCATTCCTTGACCGGCTGAAACTTTTGCATTCCAGGGTCCGGAGGATTGAGCGTGAACCAAGGCCGCGCCGGGGAGGACATACCGGCCATCATCCCGGACTCAAGCGTCCTGTGGGCCAGGACAGCCGTCTCGTTGACAATTTTGGTATTGACCCGGGACCCCTTGTTTCTGTCTTCACGGAAAAAGCGGCTCGTCCGGACAGAAATCAAGTCGGAGATCTCCTTCCAGTGGGGGTCGAAGCTCGACCTCTCGTTCTTCAGGGCCGACTTCCGCTGTTTCATTTGTTCAATCAGGCCTCCGAACATGGCGTCTCCTATTGCCCGAGCAGGGTCTTCGTTTGAGTCGCTGCCGGCGCTGCGTCGCCAGAGGTCAAAACGGTATTCGAGGCTGCAGCCCTGCGCCGTCGTCTCTCGTTGTCCCGCGAACTGGTGACCGCATCATCCTGCGCTGTGGGAGGGGGAAGTTGCGGCGTCACAGCCGGGGGCTTGGGACCGCCGAAACAGGTAATAAAGGCCGTTGCTTTTTTCATCGTGAATACTCCTCAAGAGGGTTATAGTCTCCGGTTTTCTTCGGCGCCAGACCGGAAGGAAAGAGACCGATGCCGACCTCTCTGTTCCCGCTGCGGGGTCTCGGATGAATAGGAAAGGCGAAGGTCACAGCGTACCCGTCCATGAGGTCAGGAGACACACCGATCTTCGACTTGACCTGTTCTTTGGGCTCAACCAGAATCTTGTCGCCTCGGAACGTGTAGGTCACCGCCGTCATTTCCTTGATCAACTCCGGCAGGTACGGCAAGGCCCCGCCGTTTTTGGTCCACTCGCAGAAATCCCAGAGAATTTCAGCCCGTTTGTTGACAAACTTGGCCCGAAACGGTTTGCCGGCGAACTGGCAGTCGAAAGCCACCCGCCCCATGGTGTCATAGGCGTCAATGACTCCAGACCCGTAGCCGCCTGTCCCGTCGACAATCACCCCGTCCGCTTCCCACTTGTCCTCAGCCATGGCGACGTGGCCGGCCAGAACGTTGCTCTTGGCATTACGAAAGATCTTCGGCTTGAAGGCCACCAAGCCTTGTCGAGGGCAGATGGTCGAGCGATCGTTCCCTTCCCTGGCCACATCGACCCCGAGAATCTTGGCGGCGAAGGAATAGGCGTCAGGACGATACACCCGCTTCATGGCCTTCTCTACGTCCTCGATGCCGATCAGGTTGTTAAATCCAACCTTCGGAAAGAGTCCAAGGATCGTCGCCATGACCCAGGGATTGTCTCTCCCATGGTCTTCAATCTGCTGCCGGGCGAGTTCTTTGCTGACGCGCGGCGTTCTCTTCGGGTCGTCCGGGTCCGCTGTGACCGTGATGACGAGGAAGCTGCTGCGCCCACTGGTGCAAATATGATAAAGCAGGCCGTTAGTGCTGGTCGGGTTGCCGGCGGCGAGGATAAGGGCGTCGGTAGGAGAGCCAGTGAAGATTTGCTCGGCAGTCCGAAGAACTTGGGTGGGCATGTCACCTGTTTCGTCGAGGAGAAGGAACGGGAACTGACTGTGAAGACCAGACAGAGCTCGACCAATAGCATCAGCATCAGCGTCCTTGCTGAAAGACCGAGCAGAGAGGAACCACGTGTCGGGATGGTCGAAAGCATAGATTCGCTCCTTGGTAACCTCGAAGGCTTTTTTGAGGAAGTCTGACCGGTCCCGCCACTTCGACAGTTCCGTCCACAGGTTGTCTTTCAAATTCTCCCGGGTAATAGACAGGGCCGCACCCTTCGGGTGTTCGCCGTTCTTCGCGAAACAAGATAACCGCTGCCAGCCGGCCCATGCCAGGAGAGCACTTTTGCCAGGTCCAGTACATGCTTTAAGCCCGACGCGCCGAACGGGATTGTATCCGCCTCCGAGAGCATTGAGAGCATCCACCTGCCATGCGTCCGGTTCAATGTGGAAATTGTCGGCAACAAACTGAGCCGGGTACTCGCGCCATTGGCGTATTCTCGCGTTGCCCTTACTCATGGTCCCCTGCGACAATCTGCTCCAGGGTGAGCCCACCTGTGTGATTGATGTTGTCCTTGAACATGCCCTGATGCCGCCCGAGGAGTTCAAGCGCCTTTGTCTTGCTGATCACCTTGATCTTCTTGGTCGTGCCGATGATCTTCTTTTCGAGACCTTCCCCGATCACGATGTCGTCTATTTCGAGGGATTCGATGCAGAGTCTTATTTCGGGAGGGAGGAGATGAACCGCGATAGAGGAACCATCCGCGTTAAAGAGGTCTGCCGGGTCGACGAATGCAGCCATGACGAGCCGTGCGTGGATATCGTCGGCGGTCATTTTGTACCGGCTGCGCTGCTCTTCTCGGAGAAATTGGATACGGTCGATCACTTTAACGTCATTTAACAGGCGGGTCGACGCTGCGGCGGCGGAGGCATAGCTGCATTCCGGATATGCTTTGGAGTAACATCGAAGTTGCGGCTTCATCAAAAGTATTTCCTGGCAGAAGATTTCGTGCCGCTCATTTTCCAGAGGCTCAGACCCCTTGACGACAGAAGGGGACTCGACTTTACGCCGGTCCCCTTGCTTTTTCTTCGCAGGTTTTTTGTCCCCCTTAACTGCCATGGCATCCCCGCGGTCTAATTCAGGGACCATCCTGTCTCAGTCTATGGGGAAAAGTCAATCTTTTTTGGCAGTTTCCCCCAACATGTGGTGTTTAAGCCTGGCGGTCTCTACCCGATCGTGAGACCACCGCATTTGCAGCACGGCGCCTTTAATCTCCCGGCCTTTCTTGTCAACGATCCGATACGTGACCTGGTGATAAAGACCACAATCACAGCAGCCGTGTCCGAAGGGATTGGCCGAAGGCTGCAGCCAGTCGTTGTCGTGGGCGTGGACAGCCTTGTCCCCCTCCTTGGTGTTAAACTCCATCGCTGTGCCCTTCCCGCAAAAGTTCTTTGTTGATGACCCTGACCAGAGCGTCCGACATTCTGATGCCCCGCTCATATCCGCTTTCGTTGCAGGAGGAACAGACATAACGGGGCGTCTTGTCACCCTCAGCAATAATGAAGTCCCGCTCCCCGGGACACCCCTCACGGGCAGACCAGCATTTCACCTTGACCTTGATATACCCCTCCGTCTTTTCCAGCCCCCAACAACTTGTCCTCATTGTCTCGTTGTCCGCCGGCAAGCCGCGGTCGACCCTCCGCATCGTCCCGTTGCACTCGATACAACGAGACTGCAAACCATCCTTTTTGCCGCTATGACTCCAGAACTCTTCGACAGGCCGATCCTTTCCGCATCCCGGACAAAACTTTATCACGACGCCTCCTGATCAATAAATAAAACCAAAATAGAAAATGACCGCTGGAGAGAGGATAAAAAAGATAGCCAGGCACAGCACCGTCTTCTCCCCGCCCTTGGGATGCTTCTCCCGCCAAATTCGCAGGTACTCCGCCTGCGCCTCGTCCTCCCTTTCCCTCCACGATTTTTTCATCTCAGACCTCCCAAAAGATTTTGCCTCCAAGTGAAATCCACAACTGCCGTACCTTGATAATTTCCTCTTCCGGATCGACCCCGTACCGACCCCAAACCTTTTTTCTCCCGCCGTTACAATCCTCCATTTCACAATGAAGGTAATGCGCCACAGGAAGACACCGGCTGTCACAGGGTTTCCCCCCCATCGTCCCATGTCCGGGAAGCGGTTCGTGATGAGGGTCGACACTCTGGTTGTCGTTGGCCATCATATCAGTGAGACAACACGGCAGGGTTCTGACCCACTCCATGTATTTTTTGCTTCGTCCCGGGAGCTTTTTCTTAAATTTCATGCGACCCTCAGTCAAACCTCCCCACCCGGATAAACGCCTTGCGGACAAAAACAAGAGTTCTGGCCCACCCCATGCGGCCGAGGGACACCCCATCGGCCGAAACATCGTAGCTGTCAATCCGCCCGGATCGGGCCAGGGTAAATTCGTGCCGCACCACCTGGCCGCAGTCGTAGTCCTCGATGATCACCCGCCGGCGGATCAGGAGAGGTTCAGCGGGGTAATCAGGAGCGTCTCCCTCAAGGCGGAGACGCTCCTTTGCTGCACGGGCGGCGGCCATGCGTTCGTTGAACTTTCGACTTCCCTTGGTGCGTTTACGGTACATGTCAACCTTGCACGGTCCGGCTAATCAAAGGTTATACCTCATTACCCCACACGTCCCAGCCGGGGCGGTGGCGTCTGGCAAAAAGCTCGAGTCGTGGCCCTTCCCCCTGCATTTCAATGATGTCCTGGAAATGCTCCGGCTTCTGGCTGTGTCGCATCGGCCTCTTCACTTCCCACCAGGTCGTGTCGATCCGCTGCTTTCCTTTAGGCATCCGCCCTTTGCGGCCGATCAGCAAGAATTCGGTCGTGGGGCAAAACAAACCGCCCTGACCCGTCCCTTTCGGCTTCTTGCACCATGTCAACGTCTGGCAGTATTTGAAGCCCCACGCTTTGAGCACATCGAATGCTACAGGCAAATACCGCTGGGTGGTCCACAAGTAGAGATCGCAATCGACAGCGGCAACCTCGGCAACAGGCAATGCGGTTATCTCGGCCACCGTCATCGTCTGGTACGGCATCACGCTGTCTTGTGGCGCGTAGGTGGAACCACACGGTGCAATGCTGGCCTTTCCCCATTTGCCGTACTTCCACGGCGGGTCTGCTACTATGGTGCGGTAGCCACCATGAGGTATAACAATACGGTCAAGCGGATTCGCTACGCTCACGCGCTTACCTCCCTCGTTAGGTGGCCTTCTTAATCGGGGCAGGTAGCATCACCTGCATAATGTCCACCAGTTCGTTTATTTCAATGGTCGCATCATGGTTGCCTGCGGCCCTGGTTAATTCCCTTATGTGCCAGAGCTTCCTTGTTATTTCGTGCATCTCGCACAGTGCATAAACAACGGTGTGTTTATCCGCATCTACCCGCATTTCGTCCCCTTTTGGAAGGTGGCCACCTAACCCTAGAATTAATCGGACTGAATAACCGGCTGTGCATAGGCCCAACGCCTCGCCGCAGCCGCTTATTCTTGAAAGGTTAGGGCGCTTACCTGAATACCTGCCCACCACCGCTTCTGTGGGGAGCTACTGGCCGGCCACCCGAAGGGTCTTTGCGGCACTGATCCATATCCTGCCAATAACGCAACCAAACATTCGGCCCGAATGCGTCGTTGGCCGGCATGGTCCACCCGTACTTAATCGCTTTGCGTCGGTATTTCTCGAATTCACTTGCCATGGTTTCGTCTCCGATCTGCGCCCTAACCCGTCAATGAAGCGGGACTGGTTCGGCAATTAGTGTTCTCGATAGTCTCGCTGGTTCACAGCCATTCTGCACCAGCCCCTTATCTCTATCGTTAGCGGTCAAACATCAATCGGTGTACGCGACATATCTGAACTTGCCGTTGCCGAATGTTTCGAATCTCCCGCCGAACGTGCCTTTGACCAAGGCAACCACTTCCTCTCTGGTCGTCCCTAGCGGGTAAACGCCCTCAATTAGCATTGAACAGCTGCTGTGCCTCTTTGTTCTGTAGTCGATCTTGGTGCTGTCTAGGGGGCGAGGTCGACACTCTCGCATAGCCAGTCCGGGTGCGACAGGGGCATCGATGTATTCCGGGGCGTCATCTACCCACCCGCAGGCATCACACGTAAGCCTGATCGACGTGCAAGCACCACAAGGCGGGCTTATGTGGCACGAGCAATTTTCCACCTTCGGGAACCTGAGCTTACCGCCGCATTGGTTTTCTCGGCAGCGGTCACCTTCTTCCAAAAATCCTAAGTACATACCTGCGTCTCCATGCGGCGCGAAACCGCTAACAATCTAATAAACCGGATGGAATAACAGCAGCGATCCTGCCTCCATCCGTCGCCACCGGTTATCAGTAACCGTTAGGCACTTTCTTCTGAAATTGCGATAAACTCCGACCGCTTGATTTCCCGTAGAAATGGATGCAGCGCAATCTCTTGGGGCCGCGAGTCGCCACCAGAGGGGAACCGAACAACAATCCGTTCGCCGTAGCATCCGGCGGAAGTCGAACATCTGACCCACCTGCCGTCGAGTTGGCCGAACACACTGCATGTGAGGCCTAGTTTTTCCACAATACAGTCGCTAAAATTGAAAGTTCCCACGCCTTTAAGCTCCCGTGCAAGACCCTTCCCCTCCTTGTAACGCTTGTCCGGGGAATAAACGGCATATCTCTGACCATCACTGGTGTGGATCTTTGGCCGCAAAAAACCTTCTTTCATCTCTGGCTTTACCGAAGGATCATGGTTGAATGCGAGGGCCGAGAGTTCCGCACGTCCACCCCATGCGGCATCAGCACCGTATTTGGAGACAAGAGCGTTTACCTTTTCGAAGTGCAGGGTTTGCTCCTTTTTGGCCTCAAGGATAATTGCAAGGGACTCACTCCCTTCGCCAAGAAAATATTTAATTTTGATATCTTCGCTGGATCCCATGTTTCCTCCTCAAAAATGCCTAACAATTTGATCAACCGGATGGAATATGCGGCAGTGGTCAAGGCCCGTTCCATCCGTCGCCACCGGTTATCATTGGCCGTTATGTGAAATCAATTTTGATACTGCTCGGGGTTTTTCGGAACATCACATTTCTGATTTTGTGGGCATTCGCCACACGCCTCAGCGTCAAAGATCGGCCCAGCAGACTCGCAGCTGCAACCGTAC